TACTTGCTGGCATACTTTATCTAGTCTTCTTTTGATGGGGGCGAAATAGGATCGACAGGCAGGGACGGATAAGTGGAGAATTGTCGGGTGACTCCGTAATTGGTTAAATTACTAAATGCGAATGATAATTTTGCATCTCAAGATTTCGCTCTAGCAGCTTAATCGGATAGGGTTTCGGTGGGTTTCCTAGTAACAGAATAACCCACCACCTTAATAAAAAAATGAAAAGGGAATTGACAAATAACTATTACTATGATATAATCTGTTAACAATGTCACTGATGATATTGTCATCATCTTGAAAGGATGAATTACTATATGACTACGATTACTACAAAGGCAGCTAAGGTTGTTGCCGCACTTGAGAGTGGAACTGAACTTACTGCGAAGCAAATTAGCGCACGTTACGGCGTTAAGAATGCTCGTGCATTAATTAGTTCCCTTCGTATGCAGGGTTATCCTGTATACCTTAATAAACGGGTCAGCTCGTTTGATGGGGAAATCTACAGCAAGTATCGTTTGGGTACTGCATCACGTTCTGTGATTGCTGCTGGTTATCGTGCTAGCGCGATGAGTGTTTAACTAAATACTTGACTGACGGGTGATGCCGTAATACATCCGTGAGGGGCCCACGGTTAGCCCCTCATCTTTATTACAAAAAGGAACTACTGTGGCATTAATGACGTTTAATACATCGAAGACATTTTCAATGAATATTGAAAACATCGCTCTTAAAAAAAACATTACACATATGGAAGCAGTCCTTGACTACTGCCAACGTAATGATCTTGAACCAGACACAGTGGGTAATCTCATATCCAAAAGTCTCAAAGAGAAAATCGAAGCAAACGCTCGAGATTTAAACTTTCTTCCAAAACAGGCTCAACTTCCCATTTAAATTATGCAACCCATAGATATCTATCTTATGTATTGTGCTATGAAGGCGCACTTTGGTAAGGGTAACTATGACTTTGTGGAATACAAAGGCAAAACTCGCATCAAACGTGAAACCTTTTATAAGCGTAAGGATAGGCACTTCTTTGTGCGTCTCTCACGCAAGTATAAGACAGAGTTAGAAATCAAGAACTACTTCGTGGCCAACTTCATCAAAGACAAGAAAGGTTACATCGCTAACTTCAGTGATGAGAACTATGAGTCATGGAAGTTAAAGCGACAAGGATTCTTTGGCTTGTTTGAGGCAGAGATGACTCCATTGGTTCAATCATTTGAGAACTTGTTTAAGATAGAGAAAAATCAGCATCCCAAATTGATGAAGGAGTTTCTTGGTAGTCGTGTCTCTCTAGAGACGATGGTTATATTGGAAGAATTGGTTAGCTATGAAAAATCTTGGGATAAACAATTAGAGGATGATATTATATGGCCTGAATTAAAAAAACTTATGAATGACTACAAAAGGTTCTTGACAATTGATCGAGAACAGTATAAAATAAAACTATTAAATCTTATAGAGGAGTCCAGTTGATGGATAATAAGACGGTACGAGTAGAAGGGTTCTTTGAGGCACGATGCCAAGAACTAGAACGAGAAGTTAAGGCAACACAGTTCAATAACGCTGAGTTGGATATGAAGAACAAGCAATTGTCTGAGCGAGTTGAGAAACTTGCAAATAGACACCCTACCTGGCCAAAGAGTTATAAGCCACAACGACAGTTTAACTCTAACAGGTAAATGGTTTGCTGGCATAGTTAAACGGTATAACAGTTGATTTGTAATCATCCATTCGAGGTTCGATTCCTTGTGCCAGCACCACACTTTAAGGATATATCATGAAAGTAAGCTTGATATCACATTCCACACCAGATAACCTTATCGGTGTTGATGACGCACAGGAGCTTATCGCATACTGTGCTAGAGTATCAAATCCCGACAACCAGAACAACAAGGAAACCAGTGAGAAATTGATTAAATATCTCATTAAGCACAAGCACTGGTCACCGTTAGAAATGGTATCTGCCTGTCTAGAGATTGAGACAACGCGAGACATTGCACGACAGATACTACGTCATCGCTCGTTCTCGTTTCAAGAGTTCAGCCAACGGTATGCAAACCCCACCAAAACTCTGCCCTTTAAGGCAAGAGAAGCACGCTTACAAGACATCACTAATCGTCAGAACAGTATTCCTTTGGATTTTGACAAGGAAGATGAACGCCGATTATTTGAAGACTTTCGTATGAAACAACATATATTGTGGAGAGAGGCAGAGAAAATATACAATTGGGCAATCGATAAAGGTATTGCAAAGGAACAGGCAAGGGCAGTTCTACCAGAGGGTATGACTGTATCCAGATTGTATATGAATGGCACACTGCGCTCATGGGTTCACTACATTGATCTACGGAGTGCTAATGGTACACAGAAGGAACATCAGGAGATTGCAATTGCCTGTGCTGCTGAGATTGCAAAGATTTTCCCGTTGATGGATGAACTATGAGAGCAGTAGTTCTTGGTAATGGTGAATCACGCAAATGGTTTACTGAGAAATCGTATGAGGTGGATGCTGTCACATGGGGCTGCAATGCAATCTATCGTGATATGCTGGTGGACAACCTTGTAGCAGTTGACTATGGAATGCAACAGGAGATTTACGACTCTGGTTATTGTTTGGAAAATCCAGAATGGCCTGAGCAGGGATGTTGTCATTTTGCAAATTGGAGTATAGTACCATCATCTATTGCTGATATGATGTTTATGGGATTTGATATACCTGATGAGCTAATACATTATAGTAATAAATATACAGAGAATTGCGTAATACAAGGAAAAGACCCTAACACATTGCAAGAGAAGATTAATATAGCAATAAAGTTGAATCCCTGGCTTGATCCTAAAGACCTTGTAATGAAGATGGAAAAAGATGTAGGTGTATGGATTACCTACGTAGAAGAGAATGACATGGTGTGGCCTATTGACTTTCCTGTTGGATGGTCAACGGGTAATACCGCATTGCACCTTGCATGTCAGCAGGGAGCAACAGAGATTTATATAGTAGGGTTTGACCTATCATCATATGATGAGCCGTTGAACAACCTATATAAAGGGACAGATAATTATCTGCCCAGTGATGCAAAAGGTTTCAATTCGTTGAATTGGCAGAACCAAATGCAAACTGTTTTTACAGAGTTCAAGGATGTTAAGTTTTCTTGGGTAGATGCCAAAGAGGAATTTATTCAAGAAAATAATCTAAGGTACTTGACTAAAGCAGAGTTTTATGATACAGTGGTAACACTATAAACATACGAAACATATATTTACATAAGGAGATACATATGTCGTTAAGTACACTAAAGAAGTCTAATTCGTTGGATAAACTGCTCGGTGCAGTTCAAATCGAAAACGCCCCCCAAGAAAAGAAGTCCTATGCGGACGAACGCCTTTGGAAGCCTGTGGTAGATAAGACAGGTAACGGTTATGCCGTTATCCGTTTTCTGCCAGCGGTAAAGGATGAAGACCTTCCTTGGGCAAAGGTCTGGAGCCATGCGTTTCAAGGCCCCACTGGCCAGTGGTATATTGAGAATTGCCTTACTACTGTTGGCCAGAATGATCCAGTTGCAGAAATGAATTCTGCATATTGGAACTCTGGCCTTGAGTCGGATAAGGAGATTGCTCGCCGTCAGAAGCGTAAGTTGCAATACTTTGCAAACATCCTTGTTATTGAAGACTCTTCCAATCGTCAGAACGAGGGCAAGGTTATGCTCTATCGCTTTGGTAAGAAAATCTTTGATAAGTGCATGGAAGCAATGCAACCAGCATTCAAGGATGAAACGCCTGTCAATCCCTTTGACTTCTGGGAAGGTGCGAACTTCAAGCTGAAGATTCGTAAGGTAGACGGCTATTGGAACTATGATAAGTCAGAGTTCGAAGTACCATCTGCTTTGTTTGATGATGATGACAAGTTGGAAGAGGTATGGAAGAAGCAGTATCCTCTGGCAGAGTTTACTGCGGCCACTAACTTCAAGTCATATGATGAGTTGAAGACACGCCTGAACGCTGTTCTTGCAGGAACTACTGCGGTAGGAACTGCTGCAGAAGTGATGGAAGATGCGCCACGGGTTCAACCCAAGGTAGATACAAAACCTGCTCCTAAGCCTACTGTTGATAATGGTAATGATGAGGACACTATGTCCTATTTTGAAAAGTTGGCAAACGAGTAAGAGAGAGGGGGAGAAGAAATTCTCCCCCTTTTTTTATAATCCTATCTGGGCGGGCCCCCGCTACCATTAGCTATCATGTGCTTAATGGGTTGTGTTGGGACTACCGGAACCGATCCCATTGCAT